GCAACAGGTTTCTTTAACCAAACTGCAGAAAACGTAATCTACAACAACAACGATAGTGGAATAATATTCAACGAATCGTCTATAAATGCAACTACAACATTATCTACAAGTGCAAAGATTGAGTTTGATGGAGATGTATATCACCAAGACAATGTCACACTTGCAAGTAGTAAAACACTTACTGCACCAACACTTACAGACGGAACTATGTCTATTAATAGTGGTGCAATCACAAGTGCAACTACTGGTTCATTCAGTGGTAATGTTGGGGTTGGTTCACTTACTTCTTCAGGAGATGTTGCAGGAACAACTGGTACATTCTCTTCAAGTATATCTGCAACTTCAGGTACATTTACAGGAAGTTTATCGACTACACAAAATTTAACAGTCACTGGAAATACTACTTTAAACGGTAATATAGATTTAGGAAACGCAAGTTCAGATACGATTACCTTGACTGGTTCAGTAGATTCTGATATAATATCAGATGCAAATAACACCCGTGCATTAGGTTCTAGTGGAAACAGGTGGTCAGACCTATATGCAGTTGACATAAACGCATCAGGAACCTCTACGTTGACTACAGTGGACATTAACGGTGGTAATATCGATGGTACAACAATCGGAGGTACAACTGCAGCCGCAATTACTGGTACTACAATTACTGCAAATACAAATTTTATCGGAGACTTAACTGGTGATGTCACTGGAACAGTTTCAGATATATCCAACCATGATACTGGAGACTTGACTGAAGGGTCTAATTTGTATTATACCTCTACACGTGCAAACTCAGATTTTGATACAAGACTTGCAACTAAAGATACGGGAGACTTGACAGAAGGGTCTAGTTTGTATTATACTGATGCAAGGGTATCAACAAGAACAGACACTATATTAAATCACTCTAACCACACTAATATTACAGTAAGTAAAGTTGGTGATGAATTAAGATTATCTGCAACAGAAGACAACCTTGCAAACAATACTTTAGATGATTTAAGTGATGTAAATTATACCACATCTCCCCAAGCAGGTCAAATACTTGCATGGGACGATAGTGCAGGATATTGGGAACCTGTTAACCCAAGTAATACAACAGATAACGTTTCAGAGGGTTCAAACAATAAGTATTTCTCAGACGATAGAATGAATGCAATTTTAAGTGTTGCATCAAATAAGGGTCTTGTAAAAACATACGTGGACAATGCAGATGGTGGAAATGACGACCCATTAGATGGGACAATCACAATCGACCTAAATACTGGTGATGGATTAACAGTTTCCAGTAATACCGTTCAGTTAGATTACGAGACAACAAGTACTGCACCTACTCAAGTAGGTAGTACATCGACTGGACACTTATGGTTTGTGATATGATATGTCTGATGAAATTTATGTAAATATAGGAACTTCGTTCCAACAACCTTACCAAGGACAGGGACTTGCACAAGGTCGTTCACCTGTAATTGCACAATATATTGCAAGGCAACCTGCAAACGCACAAACTCCTTTTACTTATCAAGCGAGACAACCTGCAAATGCAAGACAACCTAGTTCTGCACAAACACCTTATATTGCAAATAGACAAATACCATCTATAGTTCAAGCGACTGCAAACTATCCTTATATTGCATCTGCACAACAAGCATACCCATACATTGCAAATGCACAAACTACAATTCAGGTGACTGGAAGAAGTCCAGTAATCTATAATGCAACTGGAAGAACACCTTTCACATACGCAAGACAAGGTCAAACTCCTTACATTGCACAAGGTAGAACACCCTTTACATATGCACACCAAGGACGTTCACCTTATAGTTTTCAACAAAGTTTTCAACAACCATATGCAACACAAGGAACACAACCTTACAACTTTAACGATACAGGTCAACAACCTTTTACATATGCAAGACAAGGACGTGAACCTTATAGTTTTCAACAGTCTTACCAACACCCTACAATATACACTCATCAGGTAAGTACTGATTATCAAGCATCATATAGACATCCTGCAGAATATACTCATCAGGTAAGTGTAAGTTATAGACACCCATCGATTGCACAAACAACCTATAGACACCCTGTAATTGCACAAACAAGTTATCAACACCCAGTGATTGCACAACAGCCTGCATCTATAGTTGGAAGACAACCTACACCATATACGTATCCCGACCCAATACTATGGGGGCCTTATAGTGTGACTTCTAATGTAGAACCTTCAAGTTATACTGGTACTGCAAGATACGGATTTAGTACAGGATACCCAGGCGCACCTTATGGATATGGCCCATTAGGATTCGCAGGAACATGGCCACAATCTCCTGCACCACCTATATCAATATATGGTGCTGGTGAGTGGGTTATTAGACAAAGTCCAGGCTCCTCCGCTACCTCGACTTTAACAATTGGAGAACTTACGTATAAGGCAACTGGTTTAAGTGGTCAGTATGATTTTGCTCAAGATTTCCCTAGTGCAACTTATTTTGTATTGAGTTTACCTAACAACACAACAACAACTTTACCTTTAGCGAGTGGTACTGCAAGTACAAACCCATATGCAGGAACCAAATATTATACATGGACTATACCAAGTTCTTCGTTCCCAAGTTATGTTGCAGGTTCGTATCAACCAATGTCGTTAACACTTTATTAGGATAAGATATGGCAATAGGACAAACACAACAACCTTACATATACACTTACCAAGTGCCGTATGGGTTTAGGCAACCTTCACAACAACCAATCAATACTCAAGAAATAAGAAGACAGCCTATTAATGTTCAATACCCTGCAACAACGCAACAACCATATATTGCAACTTTCCAACAACCTGCAAGACAACCTGCGATTGCACAAGTTTCGTATCAAGCAAATAAACAAAACCCTGCAACAAGACCCATTGCATCTGCACAAGCAAGTTATCCGTATATTGCACAAGCGAGACAACCATATCCGTTTATAAATCAAGGACAAGTACCGTATCCTTATATTGCAAGGAGACCTGCAACTACACCTATTGCACAGGCACAACAACCGTATCCGTATATTGCTGATGCACAACAACCGTATCCATACATTGCACAAGCACCGTATCCATACATTGCGAATGCACAACAACCATATCCATATATTGCAAATTTACAACAACCGTATCCGTTTATTGCACAACAACCTAGTACGTATTCAAGACAAGGTCGAACTCCTTTTACCTATCAGAGACAAGCATCATATTCTTTTGCAACACCTTTAAGGACTCCTCAAACGTATCAGAATAGGACACCAAGTTTATATCAACATCCGTTTACGTATCAAAATCCTTATATTGCGAATGCGAGACAACCAAGTATATATCAGAATCCTTATCAATCACCTTATAGTTTCCAACAAAACTATGTGTACCAACAACCATACACAACAACTAGAACAGTTGGCCCGATTGCAAAGGTAAAAGGTGTGTTTAGAAATAATAATGGAACAGTAGAGAAAGTGGAAGAAATTTATGTAAATGATAGTGGTACGTTAGAGAAAATTCACCAATCAGTACCAACTGCACAATTTAATAAGGGTTAATCCCGTATAAATAGTATTATGGCGATTATTGCAAATTTATACATAGACCAAGGAACAGATTACAGTATTACAGTAGATGTGACTGATTCTGCTGGTGACGTTTTAAACCTATCAGGTTATACTGCATCAGCACAAATTAGAAAAACTTATAGTTCTTCAACTGTATCTGAAACATTTGCAACTTCTATTTCAGAGGTAAATGGTCAAGTGACATTATCACTTACTGATACACAAACTTCAGGTCTATCAGGTGGAAGATATGTATATGATTTGAATATAACTAGTTCAGGTGGAAGCACTAGTAGAGTAATAGAAGGACAAGCTATAGTGACGCCTGGTGTGACGAGGTAAAGAATTATGTCAAACATTAAAGGAACATTAAACAGAGCAACAGGTTCAGTAGGTGCTAGAATTGCAGGTGCAACTAATATTCGTGCAAAACAGGTTGCAATTGGAAACACTTCATCAAGTGTAAACTTATCTGCAAAATCTATCAACGAACTTGCAGACGTAAATGCATCTGAAACAGACGATGGATTATTATCTTATGATGCAGAAACAGACAAATGGACAACCACCACTTCTATAGATGGTGGAACATTCTAGTTTTATAAATAATTAGGATATCAAGGATACCGACCAGTGAAGGTATCGACCCTCATAGTGAGAGGATAGAATTTTTTTATTATGTATCAACGACCCGAATAGTGTAGGGTCATAAACATTAATTAATTAATTTTTATAGGAAATAAAAATGGCAACAGTAATTCAAATCAAAAGAAGTACAGGAGCGAGTGCGCCAACAGTCTCAGACTTGAGCGAAGGCGAATTAGCGTATGTACAAGATAGGTCGAATGATGGTGCTAGTGCAAAACTTTATATAGAATCAGTTGACTCTTTAGGTGCAGCTGCTATACACGAAGTCGGTGGTAAATATTACACGGATATCGTAGATGGTTCTTCTGCAACACCTGCTGACTTTAAAGTCGGTAATGGTTCAACTTCAGGTGGTTCATTAAAGTTAATGGAAGATTCAGACAACGGTTCAAACTCCGTTGCTCTTAAAGCTCCCGATACACTTGCTTCAGACGTGACCTTCGTATTACCATCAGGTGATGGTAGTGCAAACCAAGTATTAGGAACAGATGGTTCAGGAAACCTATCTTTCTTATCAACAACATCAACACTTGCAGGTGCAACAGACTCAGATATTTCATCTCCAACAGCAGGACAATTACTTGTTCATGATGGAAGTGATTCATTTGATAACGTATCATTAAGTGGTGACGTGACTATGGCATCAAGTGGTGCAGTCACAATCGCAAACAGTGCTGTTGAAACAGCTATGATTGCAGATAGTAATGTGACAATAGGAAAAATTGACTTCTTAGTTGACGAAGACGATATGACTTCTGATTCTGCAGTTAAAGTTCCTTCACAACAATCTGTAAAAGCATATGTTGATTCACAAGTCACTGCTCAAGATTTAGATATCGCAGGTGATAGTGGAACAGGTGCAGTCGACTTAGACTCACAATCAATCACTTTCACTGGTGGAACAGGTGTGACAACTTCTGCAGCTAACCAAGCTGTGACTTTCGCAATTGGTCAGTCAGTTGGAACATCCGACAATGTGACATTTAACAACGTTGACGTTGACGGTACACTTACATCAGACGATATTACATCAACAAACATTTCTGCTTCAGGAAACTTAACAGTTTCAGGAAACTTAACTGTAAACGGTACTACAACTACTGTAAACTCTACAACTACTTCAGTTGCAGACCCAGTATTTGAAATCGGTGATGATGCTTCAGATGACAACTTAGACAGAGGTATTAAATTTAAGTATAACGATGGTTCTGCTAAAGTTGGTTTCTTTGGTTTAGATGATTCATCAGGTAAGTTCGTTGCATTAAGTTCAGCAACAGATAGTTCATCAACATTTACTGGTACTGCAATGAGTGCTGTATTCGGTGGATTAGAAGCAACTGGTCTTGCATTAAGTGGTTCAATCACTTCTGTAGACGGTGCTGCTCCTGCTGCTGGTGAGTTATTAGTCGGTAATGGTTCTAATGGAGACATGGAACTTGCAACTCTAACTGCTGGTGAAGCAATAGACATCACAAACGCTGATGGTGCTATTACAGTCGCAGTTGAAGTTGGTACAGATGCTAACTTAGGTGCTGTTATTGTCGCAGCTGGTGAAGGTATGGACGCTTCATACTCTTCAGGTACAGTGACAATCGCTGGTGAAGATGCAACAACATCAAACAAAGGTATTGCTTCATTTGACTCTTCAAACTTTACAGTCACATCAGGTGCTGTATCAGTCACAGCTATTGATGGTGGAACATTTTAATTAAAATAGTTCAATCAACCAATTCAATAGGAGAGTAAAATGGCAACAGTAATCCAATTTAAAAGAAGTTCTACTCAGAACGCTGCTCCAGGCACGGGTGACCTTGCACTAGGAGAATTAGCGGTCAATACTTACCACGGTAGGTTTTATACTGAGAAGAATGATGGGTCTGCTGCCGTAGTAGAAGTAGGGTCTAACCCTTCTTCTCTTACAATTAATGATGCAATTACTTTCCCAACTAGTGATGGAACAAGCGGTCAGTTGTTATCAACTGATGGTAGTGGAACAATAAGTTTCACCGATGCTCCATCAACTGGTGTCACAACATTTACTTACAGTGTGACTGGAAACCAAACTCTATTCTCAGGTAGTGACGATAACGGAGCATCCTTATCATACACACTTGGTTTAGAACAGGTTTACTTGAACGGTGTTAAACTTGTGGTCGGAGACGACTATGCAAGAACTTCCACCAGTTCAATCACATTACAAGCAAATGCAGTGTCGGGAGACGTTTTAGAGGTGGTCGCTCAGACTTCGATATCGAATTTAGTTCAAGGTTTTTTCACAACAAGTGAATTAACTGCAACTACATCCGACCAAGTCTTAAGTTCAAATCCAACAGGTAATAAAGCAATTAAGTATGTCATAATGGCATCTCATGCAACTGCTGGAACACATGCGGCCGAAGTACTATTAATCAATGACGGTTCAAATGCGTATTTCGTTCAATACGGTGATGCATTCTCAGATTCATCTCTATTCTCACTTTCAAGTGATATAGATAGTGGAAACATGAGATTGTTAACTACACCTGCGAATACAAATACAACATTTAAAACCTTCCAAATTAGACTTTCTTAAGGAGTAAAACATGGCGAAAACTAATGCATTTAAAATCGCTGAGTTGATTCGTGGAATACAATTCGATGTAGACAACGATGAAATTACGACTTCAAAGAAAGTCAAATCGAAGGACAGAACATCAGGTGATGCAACAAAAACTTCAACTACAGAATTTGCACTCGATACATTTGCGAAAGCAGATTTTAGAGCTGCAAGATATGTTGTTGCAATGTCAGAGGGAAGTGATTTCCACTCTACAGAAATTGTTGTTGTTCATGACGGTTCTGCAGTCACGTTAACTCAGTACGGTACTTTAAAATCAAAAAGTCTTGCAACATTTGATGCAGATATAAGTGGGAGTAATCTAAGATTATTAGCAACACCTGCTTCATCATCATCTACAGTAATCAAGTTCGATAGAACAACAGTAGACGCTTAAACGATTTTAAGTAATCACTAAGGGGAGACTTCGGTCTCCCCTTTTTTATTTGTATAAATAGTTATATGGCAACTAAAACTAAGTTTTTTACAGATTTAGGGTTTCAATCCTTATCTTCGAGTACCGTAGATGGTAATCTAACGGTGACTGGGGACTTAATTGTCCAAGGAACTAGTTTAACAATTGATTCAACAACTGTTTCCGTCACTGATTCTATGATGGAACTTGCAAGTGGAAACACTTCAAGTGACTTATTAGATATAGGTTTTTATGGAAATTATGATGACGGTTTATCAGATGGTGGTGCAAGTGAATATACAGGATTATTCAGAGATGCATCAGATTCCACATGGAAACTATTTGACGGTTTAGAAGTCGAGCCAGACAATACGGTAAATATCAGTGGAACAGGTTATGCATATGCAGACTTTAAAGCTGGTGATATAGAAGCAACAGGTCAGTTGACTGCAGTCGGCCCATTATCTTTAAGTAATTTAAGAATGGATGCAGACCAAACATTAACAACAACTGCAACGACTGAAGTAGATTTAGATACATTCCCACTTTTAAGTTATAGAAGTGGTAAATATCAGATTCAAGCATCACAAGGAAGTAATTATCATGCATGTGAGGTGATGTTAATACATAATTCAACGAATGCATACTTCTCACAATTTGGTGATGTGTACACAAATTCGTCACTCTTTAGTCTCTCAGTTGACACAAACTCAGGAAATGTAAGATTGAGAGTCACTCCTGCATCTGCATCTTCAACTGTATTTAAAATAAGTAGAAATTTATTAAAAGTTTAGAGTAAAAACACTATTTTGAAGAACACTATCTTCTAAATAGTAGTGTATAAATTACTTTTTCAGTATAGGACACACGAAAAAATGGCAACACAAAACAAATTTGTAGTAGAGTATGGAATCAGTGTAGGAACCACCGAAGTAATTAACTCATCAGGTAAAATTGTCGCTTCTGCATTATCGCAGATTGATACTGATGATATTTCAGAAGGTTCAACTAATCAATATTTTGCGACTTCAAAAGTCGACACGCATCTTGCAGATGCATCATCATCTAAAACTCTGAATAATGTTCAGATTGATGGAGGAACATTATAATGGCAGGAGAAAAGAATTTTAATATTAAGAATGGACTTTCCATTGGTGGAACAGAGGTCATTACTTCTGCAGGTGTATTTCAGGGTTCAATATCTGCTTCTGCACTTGACGAAAGTGTAGACGATAGAGTTGCGAACCTCTTACAAGCAGGTTCAGGTATCTCATTATCATATGACGATGCAAACAACCAATTAACAATTACAGGTAATGTCGGTGATATCACTGGTGTTAATGCAGGTGATGGTTTAACAGGTACTGCAACTTCAGGAGATGCAACACTTAATATTGGTGCTGGTACAGGTATCACTGTAAATGCAGATGATATTGAAGTAGATACTTCAGTTGTTGCAACATTAACAGGTTCACAAACATTAACAAACAAAACACTTACAAGTGCAGTTTTAAATACTGGTGTAAGTGGAACTGCAGTATTAGACGAAGACGATATGTCTTCGAACTCTGCTACACAGATTCCAACACAACAATCTGTAAAAGCATATGTAGATTCACAAGTTGCAAGTAAAGATGCATTATCAGAACTTTCAGGTGACTCAGATGATATCACTGAAGGTTCAACAAATTTATTTCATACAACTGCAAGAGCAAGAAGTGCAATATCAGTAAGTGGAGACTTGTCCTATAACTCCTCAACTGGTGTAATCTCATTCACTAATGATGCAGGTGATATCGAAAGTGTCACTGCAGGAGATGGTTTATCAGGTGGTGGAACTTCAGGTGCAGTATCACTTGCAGTAAATGTTGACGATAGTTCAATCGAAACAAGTTCAGACACACTACAAGTAAAAGCATTAGGTATTACAGACGCTATGTTAGCGGGTTCTATTTCAAATGCAAAACTTTCTAACAGTTCAATCTCTGTAAACTCTAATTCTGTATCACTAGGTGGTGCAGTAGTTTTAGATACAGATGACGTTGGAGAGGGTTCAACTAATCAATATTTTACAAACGAAAGAGTTGACGATAGAGTAAATGCATTAATTACTGCAGGTACAAATATCACAACTTCATATGACGATGCAAACGGAACACTTACAATTAACTCTTCAGGTAAAACAGAAGAAGAAATCGAAGATATCGTAAACGGTTTAGTTATCGGTGGAACAAACATTACATCAACATATGACGATGCAGCTGGAACACTTACACTTGCAGGTTTATCTGATTCAGATATAAGAGGTTTATTCTCTGCAGGTGGTGATTTATCATACAATAGTTCAACAGGTGCATTCTCAGTCACAACATATACAGATTCAGATGCAAGAGGTGCTATCTCAGTCACTGATTCTGCAGGAGACGGTACACTTTCATATAACTCTACAACTGGTGTAATCACATACTCAGGTATTACAGATGCACAAGTAAGAGGAAAAGTTTCAGTCACGGATGCAGGTGGAGATGGTTCACTTGCGTATAATTCAGGTACTGGTGTAATCACATATACAGGCCCTAGTGCATCAGAGACACGTGCCCATTTTAGTGCAGGTACTGGTGTTTCTATTAGTTCAGGTCAGGTAAGTATTGGTCAGTCAGTTGGTACATCAGATAATGTATCTTTTGGAGACCTTACACTTTCAGGTGACTTGACTGTAAACGGTACTACAACAACTGTAAACACTGCAACACTTAACGTTTCTGATAACATTGTTGTTCTTAATAACGATGTGACTGGTACTCCTTCAGAGGATGCAGGTATAGAAGTAGAAAGAGGAACATCATCTAACGTTTCATTAACATGGGACGAATCAGAAGACGAATGGACATTCGGTGCATATAATGTAAAAGCATCGTCTTTTGAAGGTTCATTAACTGGTAATGCAAGTACTGCTTCAAGTGCTGCTCAGTTGACGACTGCAAGAACAATTAGTTTGGGTGGAGACCTTTCAGGTTCTGCATCATTTAATGGTACATCAAATATTACAATCACAGCAGCAGTTGCAGATGATTCACATAATCATACAATTGCAAATGTGGATGGATTACAGACTGCATTAAACACTAAATATGAGAGTGGTTCAAACGCAACACTTGGAACTATTACAACAAGTAATGCATCGAACTCAGGTGGATATGTGAGAAACATATATCAATCAACTTCATCGCCTGGTGCAGGTGATGGTGCAGTTGGTGATTTATGGGTACTTTACTCTTAATAGAGTATAACTTAAATTTTTAAGGTAATTTAGAATATGGCGACAGGGTCACAAAAAGTAAAAACACCTTCGGGTTGGAGTTCAACTCAAGGTGGGTGGGTAAAAACTGGTTCTACAACATGGAAAGCAGTTGACCAAATTTATGTAAAAACACCAACAGGGTGGAATAATGCATCGGGTCAACAATCTGTTCAACAACCATACCCATATATTGCAAACAGTCAGACCCCATATATTGCAAACGCTCAACAACCATATCCTTACATCGCAAATAGTCAGACACCTTATATCGCAAACGCTCAACAACCGTACCCTTATATTGCGAATAGTCAGACTCCTTATATCGCTAATGCACAGCAACCATACCCTTATATTGCTAATGCACAAACACCATATATTGCGAATGCAAGACAACCAAGTACATATAGGAATCCAGTAAATAGTCAGACTCCTTATATTGCACAAGCAAGACAACCTAGTACATATAGGAATCCAGTAAATAGTCAAACGCCATATATCGCTAATGCTCAGCAACCATATCCATACATTGCGAACAGTCAGACCCCATATATTGCGAATGCACAACAACCGTATCCATATATTGCTAACAGTCAAACACCATATATTGCAAATGCACAGCAACCGTATCCATATATTGCGAATGCACAATCACCTTACATTGCAAACGCAAGACAACCTGCAGGATATAGAAATCCAGTAAACGGACAACAACCTTACATTGCAAACGCAAGACAACCTGCAGGATATAGAAATCCAGTTTCTGCACAACAACCTTACATTGCAAACGCTAGAACACCAAGAGGGTATAGAAATCCAGTAAACGCACAACAACCTTATATTGCGAATGCAAGAACACCAAGAGGGTATAGAAACCCTGTTTCTGCACAACAACCTTACATTGCAAATGGTCAGAATCCATTTACGTATAACGCAAGGTATCCTGCAAATGCAAGGTATCCTGCAAATGCACAATCACCATTTACGTATAACGCAAGGTATCCTGCGAATGCAAGATATCCTGCAAACTCACAATCACCATTTACGTATAGTTTTAGGTCGCCTGGTACTTACCCATATCCCGACCCAATACTATGGGGGCCTTATAGTGTGACTTCTAATGTAGAACCTTCGAGTTATACTGGTACTGCAAGGTATGGGTTTTCAACAGGATACCCAGCCGCACCTTATGGATATGGCCCATTAGGATTCGCAGGAACATGGCCGCAAAGTCCTGCACCACCTATATCAATATATGGTGCTGGTGAGTGGGTTATTAGACAAAGTCCAGGCAGTGCATCTACATCTACCCTAACAATTGGAGAAATGACGTATAAGGCAACTGGTTTAAGTGGTCAGTATGATTTTGCTCAAGATTTCCCTAGTGCAACTTATTTTGTATTGAGTTTACCAAACAAAACAACGACATTACCACTTTCATCAGGAACTGCAAGTACAAACCCATATGCAGGAACCAAATATTATACATGGACTATACCAAGTTCTTCGTTCCCAAGTTATGTTGCAGGTTCGTATCAACCAATGTCGTTAGCACTTTATTAATAATGAGGAAGAATTAAATGTCAGTAGAAATAATTACAGAAAACGGAATACAATACCTTCAAAGTAATCCTTTAAATCAGATTACTGTAAATGGTGTTGATTATGAATTAGACTTAAAAATAAATTTAACTAATTTTACAGTGGGTTCAGATGTCGATATGGAGTCTGCAACAGAAGCACTACAAACTCATGAAGCTTTGATTGCAAACGATATTATCAGAGAATCATATTATTATCCTATAGATGAAATGCCTGAAGGTCAGAGAACTATAGAAAACAAATATAGAGACATAAGAGGAATTTTAAAGGAAATAACCTAGGAATAATTTAAATGGCAATAGGAAATTATCAAGTACCAAATATAGGAAATGCGAGACAACCTTCTACGTATAGGGTTCCCTTTACCTATAGAGTACCATATATTGCCAACGCAAGACAACCTTCCACTTATAGGGTACCATTTACATATCGTGTACCTTACATTGCGAATGCGAGACAACCTTTTACATATAATAATAGGTCACCATTTACATACAGAAACCCTGTAGGATACCAATTACCGTTCACATATAACGCAAGGTCTCCTTTTACATATAGAAACCCTGTAGGATACCAATTACCTTTTACATATCAGAATAGGTCACCATTCACTTATAGAAACCCAGTATCCTATCAGATACCGTTTACATATAATAATAGGTCACCATTTACTTATAGAAATCCAGTATCTTATCGTGTTCCATTTACGTATCAGAACAGACAACCTAGTACATATCAAAGAACTGGTAGAACACCGTTTACGTATCAAAACAGACAGCCTGGTACATATCAAAGAACTGGTAGAACACCGTTTACGTATCAAAACAGACAGCCTGGTACATATGCAAGACAAGGTAGAACTCCTTTCACATATCAGAATAGACAGCCTGGAACATATCAGAATCCAGTGAATGCACAAACACCATTCACTTATCAGAATAGACAGCCTGGAACATATCAGAATCCAGTGAATGCACAAACACCGTTTACATATCAGAACAGACAACCTAGTACATATGAAAGACAAGGTCAAACACCGTTTACATATCAGAACAGACAGCCTGGTACATATGAAAGACAAGGTAGAACACCGTTTACGTATCAAAACAGACAGCCTGGTACATATGCAAGACAAGGTCAAACACCGTTTACATATCAGAACAGACAACCTGCAACGTATGCTAGACAAGGTAGAACACCAGTGATTAGATGGGATGGTGCATTACAACAATCATGGCCAGGAACACCTATATCTTCTTAACACACTAAATACGTGTAAAGAGGATATTTTATATTATGGACAAACTCAAAACTCTAGAGCAAACTAAACAATTTTTAACATTTCCCGAGTCATTCAAAGACCTTAATCATAAGGAAAGAAGAGACTTAGACCAGTGGCATTTAGGTCAATTAGATAATTTAGAAAATATCGATTATGATTCAGAATTTATAAAAGTTCTAGAATACATGTTTGAAAACATGCCTCCCCTTAAGTTATGTAAGTGGTCTGATTTAGAACCTTTAAGAAGAAGTGGTGAACTAATAGGATGGCAAGGTTTAAGATTCCAAGCAAACTCATATCATAGATTCTTACCCGAAATTTATACATCAGGTTCTATCAACGAACATGGTGCTCCCTCTACTAAATTTGCAGTATCAGAACCTTTAACAGATAAAGAGGTTGATATAAAAGACTATGCAGGAGAAGAATTGCAGTCGGGTGATTTTGATGCAGAAGATTTTCCAATTGCATTGAACTCTATGTATTATCATAGTGCAAAAGGACATTGGTTGATACAGAGTATTCAAGAAGAAGGTTTATGGGCACCTATACAAGGTCTTACACAAAGTTCGGGTGATAGAATACAATTAATGATTCACCCAGGCTCTGTAAGGTCAGGTTGTTTTGAGGAAATGGAAGACCCTAATCATGAATTACTATTATGGGATACACATGATATTATACCTGCAGAACCAATCGGTGTCAAGGAATGTTTAGAATACTGGAAAGATAAAGTATTAAATGGTAAAAGAAAACCAAAGTATAAAGGATTGTCTGCAATATGGACAATGGGTACCATAGAGTTTCAAGTCGATTTCAGTAATGTAGATTTTAGAAAGTATGTTTGGGAACATAGTGAGAAAGTCACAAAATTATCTAAAGGTAAACCACTAAACATCTACATCGGATATGATAGTAGACACAATGGTTTAGAACAAGTATGTAAAGAATCTATTTTAGATAGTATACAAAAATCTATCGGAGGAGGTAGATTTGTAGACTACAATAAGTTTGTACCTGAAATTAAATTTTTAGATGTATCAAAAATTCCTGAATATACAAGACCATATGCAAATCAATCAACATGGTTTACATACAGTAGATTTTTAATTCCATATTTAGAGAACTACGAAGGATTTAGTATGTTTATAGATGATGATTTTATCTTTAACAAATCTCTACTTCCTATGTTCTATTATTTAAATACAGATGATGCAGTTGCATGTATTAAGTATCCACAAATGAAACACGATGAAACTAAGTTTGATGGTGAAGTGAATATAGATTACCCATGTAAGTTGTGGTCTTCTATGATGTTCTTTAACAATGGTCATGAGGATTGTAGAAAACTTACACCTGAAGTTGTGAACACTTGGACTGGTGCTCAATTACATCAGTTTGAATGGACTGATAAGATATCTCCAATACCTGAAAAGTATATTTTTGTTGAAGGATATGATGACCCTGAAGTAAAATGGGATTTCTCTGCAGTTCACTACACTAGAGGAGGCCCTTGGATAGATGGGATGGATTCTAGTCGCATAAATAATTTAGAATACTACAAGAGAGTAAAAGATAAATTACCCTTGTAATTTAATCAATATTGAGGTATAATAACAGTATGAACGCACTAATTTACACGGAAGACCAAAAACTTATTATTAGAAAACCTAATGGTTTACAATACGAGTTTGATAATACAGACCAACCTGAACTAGGTTTTGATTTTGATGTATTAGTATACGATGATATAGAAATCGTAATTGAAAAATGGGATGATGATAAATGTTTTGATGACCAAGTCAAAAGACCATTAACAAATCCTGAAAAAGAAATTATAGAAAACTATATTGAAAATTCTGAACCTCCTGCAGGAGTCACATTAAACAATCAATATGTACAAGACTTAGTTGACGAAGTAAAAGGTAATATTGCAAATTTTCTTGATAACTATGGATTTGATGATTTAACTGAAGTCACGTTTGCAGGTAGAGAAGGTTCAAATCACCCATATAGGTCTAATGCAAGAAGAGTACTAGAGTTTGCAGATTCACAATATGTAATCTACGACCAATTAGTAAATGAAATTTTTGCAACTAGAGAAGACCATTTAAAACCAATACAAGATTATCTAAATCAATTACCTCAGGCATCATTACTACCCGACCATGAAAGGTAGTATATGTTTGATGACGTAAAAGTTGTTCATATCGATGAACCCTTCAAAATAAAAGACTTACCTCTTAAAGATGTCTATGTCTTAGATAATTATCTTGCAACCGAACTACATCATCATTTTGACGATTACATTGTAAGAGAAAATATATGGTCTAAGACTAATCAAGTCAGTAGTGGAAGTCCTACAGGTTTACCTCACCATAGTTTTTGGGGTGCAACTTATTTCAGAGATGGTATGAAATTAGAAAAAGATATGGATAAACTCCATACTATATTTCCATATTATCTAAACAGAAGATTGCAAACTGAGTTTGGATTTAAGTGGGTAAGATTTCAATATATGGGACTTAATTCTCAAACTCAAGGTTTACAAGGAACAACTCACGCAGATTGTCAAGATGAAGATGAGTGGAATTTATCATTCTTATATTACACTAATAAATTTTGGAATAAAAATTGGGGTGGTAAATTAAGACTATATAATGAAATGCAACAAGGTTTAGACGGTAGACAAGAACATATTGAAAACCACCAAATTGCAGAAATAGAATTTAAACCAAACAGGTTGATTATATTTGATGGTAGAATACCACATGGTGCAGATGCACCCACATCATCTGCAAGATATATTGATAGAAGGTCTCTAGTTTTACGAGGAGACGAAGTAAGATTAGTAGACGAGGAAGAATTTTTTCATGCCAACGATAGAGTTTCACACATATAATAAAGAAACATTAAGGGACTTTAAACCAGTCCTTGCAAGTTCTATTCAGCCTGATTGGTGGAAACGTGCAAAGGCAGGAGAACTCACTAGAGGTATGGTTCAACAAACTATACGTTCATGTCCTGCAATGGACGATTGGTTAAAGAGTGGTTGGATACTTTTATCAAATAGAGATATACATGTAATAAATGGTATAGGTGGAGACGATAAAGGTAAAAAAACCTTTGCAACTTATGACCCACACGATAGTGGTTATAACTCCTCAAGTCACCCTATTACCCAAACTTTAGATGCATTTGAATATTTGGGTGAAGACAAACCAATTAAAGATGCATTTAAAATGAGAAACCCATGGAATATCAAAACACCTGAAGGTTATTCTTGTTTTTACTTAGACCCATTTTTATTTCAAAATAATCACTTTGCATGTTGGCAGGGTATAATCGATACCGACACTTTTAATGTTGGTATGGATAATGCACAAATTATATTTTATCCGAAAGTAGACCACTCTTTTGTAATACCAAAGGGAACTCCACTTTGTCAAATTATACCATATAAAAGAGAAAAATGGAATGCATCCTATATAGTAAATACACATAAATCTTGGATAGACAATCGTGCAACTGGAACTTCAGAGTTTGATAGAACAGTTCCAACTAATAAATCTATGCAAGAGTGGAGTCAATTAACAGAATTTGATGAAAATAGTGTAAAGGAATTTGGTGCATATCGTAGAAGAGGATATTGGAAACCGAAAGGTAAACTATATAAGGAAGATTCACCACCACCTGAATGTCCTTTTCACAATAAAGAAGAATCAGAAGAGACACAATTGGAGTTTGATTTCGATGTCCGTTAGATTATTATTTCCAACTTACGTATTTGAAAGAGATTTACTAGACTCCAATCTAGATGAAAACCGTGGAATAGACCAAAACTACTTAGACCTTCTTGTAGATACTATGGATGGTATGAGAAGAAAAGACCCACAAGGTAGAAAACTTTCAAATGCATATACTGGATGGCAATCACATGATGGTTGTGAGTCTAATCCTGCATTTCAAAAATTAATGAATAGAATACAAACTACATTCTATGACGAAGTATGGCCTTTCCATGGATTAGACCGACACAAAGCACAAATGCATATCGGTAATTCATGGGCGAATATTAATGACCACCTTGCATGGAACAAACCACACTTACACAATGGTTGTTGGTATAGTGGTGTGTTTTATATAAAGGCAGACGGTGATGAAGGTCATATAGAAATGATTGACACTCATCCAAAAGTAGTTGCAGATTTTCCAAACTCACCTAGAACTGCAACAAGTAAAGGATTTGAACCAAGAAGTGGTAAACTTATTTTATTTCCAAGTGGTCTCATGCATATGGTTGAACCAAATCCTACTCAAAAAGATAGATATAGTATTTCCTTCAATATCGAAATGAAGTACACTTCACCTGATGGACATAGTGGTAATATAAACAATTATAATGATGATGAATTTGTCTATAACATTCGTCCAAATGGAGACATTATAACCGATTAACTATTCTAAATAGTAGTATGGAAATAGTAATCGATACACATCTACTTTGGAATCTCTTATTAACATTCGTTCTAGCACCTTTAGGATTTCTAGTTCGTAGTATTTTATCTGAACAAAAGAGACTTGATATCCTTGTAAACAAAACTAGAGAAGAACTCGCTAAAGAATATGTCACAAGAGACCAAATTGAAGCAGACTTTGAAAGAATAATGGCTACTATGACTAGAATAGACGAAAAAATAGATAGACTCCAATCTAAGACTTACTTCCAAGAATAGGTTCCCAATTAGTATAAATAGTAGTAGACACAAATTTACTACAGGAATATTATGGCATCACCAAATTCAAAAAGTACATTAAAAGAGTATATTAAGAGGGCTCTTGGTGCTCCTGTTCTTGAAATTAATGTAGATGACGACCAATTGGATGATAGAATTGATGAAGCACTACAATACTTTCATGAATATCATTACAATGGTAATATTAAGACATATTTAAAACACCAATTAACTGCAGAAGAGATTACATCTTTTGGGACAAATGATACCCTTACAGGTTCAACAAGTGGAACACAAGCGATTGCAGGACAATCATATGGTGAAAGTAAAAGTTATATTACACTACCTGAACATGTTATAAGTGTTCTTAGAGTTTTTCCTTTTCATTCAGGTCAAACTTCAAGTATGTTTGATATACAATATCAATTAAGATTAAATGACCTATGGGATTTAACTTCAACCAGTATTCTGTATTACTCACAAGTTCAACAACACATAAAACTAATTAATGATATGTTGGTTGGTCAAGTTCCTATTAGATATAATGCACATCAAAATAGATTATATTTAGATTACACAACTGCGAAGTTAAGTGCAGGAGAATACATTATAGTTGAATGTTATAGGAAGATAGACCCAACAGATTTTACAGATGTATACAACGATATGTGGTTAAAGAAATATGCAACTGCTAAAGTAAAATATCAATGGGGGGAAAACCTCTCTAAGTTCCAAGGTATTGCACTGCCTGGTGGTGTGACACTTGATGCACAACAAATTAAAACAGAAGCACAAGAAGAGATTATAAGATTAGAAGAAGAATCTAGACTGAATTTTGAAATGCCAGTCATGGATTTAATGGGATAGATATATGCCAACAAACGTTTTTTTCAACCATGCAGTCAATACTGAACAACACCTTTATGAGGATTTAGTTGTTGAGTCTCTTAGAATGTATGGACATGAAACATTTTATCTACCAAGAGAGATTGTAGAGGAAGATTCTATTTTAGGTGAAGACGTACAATCTAAATTTGGTGATTCATATAGTGTTGAAATGTATATAGAAAATACAGACGGGTTTGAAGGAGAAGGAGACCTATTCAGTAAGTTCGGTGTACAAGTAAGGGATACTGCAACCTTTATTATATCACTTAGAAGTTGGGAGAGATTTATTTCGTTAGATTCAAACCTTGCAACTTCTCTAAGACCAAACGAAGGTGATTTAATACACTTTCCATTAAGTGGTTCTTTGTTTGAAGTTAAATTTGTAGAACATGAAAATCCTTTCTATCAAGTTGGTAAATTATTTGTATTTAAACTGCAATGTGAATTATTTGAATACAGTGGTGAAGACTTTGATACTGGTAATATAAACATAGACCTAGTAGAAGACCAACAAGCATATACTATAGAAATGACAATGAACTCGGGTGGAAGTGGAATTTACTATGCAAATGAAAACCTTACTCTTAACAGTGCAGTTGTTGGAGAGGTTGTATCATGGTCACCTGATGACAGAAAACTTACAATTAAAGATAACACTACAACACTTCAAGTCGGTGATACTCTTGTTGGTGCAACAGATGGTGCATCGTATACAATCGGTTCAATTACAGATATCCTTACAATGTCTAACGATGGTAATTCACAAAATAAAGAATTTGAAGATAAAGCAGATAACTACTTAGACTTCTCGGAGACAAATCCTTTCGGTGAGGTCACATAATGTTTGGTACATTTTTTTATAATGAAACTACAAAACGTGCTGTCTCCATTTTTGGAACACTATTCAATAATATTACAGTAAAGAAAATCAAAGAAGATGGGACAATTTTAACTGAACAAAAAGTTCCTATATCATACGGCCCTAAACAGAAGTTTTTACAGAGACTTGCAGAAGAACCCAATCTAACTGATGGTAATAGAACTGCAATATCATTACCTAGAATTGCATTTCAAATTTCAGGATTTGAGTATGATGCAACAAGACAACAAAATAAATTAATTAGACACCAAAAATCTACATTAGAATCAGACGGAACTAATCGTTCTTATCAGTATCAACCTGCACCTTATAACATTACATTTAGTTTAAGTATTCTTGCAAAGAATATGTCTGATGCATTGCAAATTGTAGAACAGATTTTACCATACTTCCAACCCGAATATACAGTCACTATGAAAATGATTGATTCTATGACCGACTATAGAGACGTTCCAATTATATTGAATAGTGTAAATATGGAAGACCAATACGAAGGAACTTTTGAAGAAAGAAGAGTGATTGAATATACATTAGAATTTACAATGAAACTCAATTACTTCGGCCCTGTTTACACTGGTAGTGTAATTAAAAATGTAATTGAGAGAGATTATATAAACAGTGCAACTGGATTATTTACAACAAGTCAGATAGACGAATCAGGTCTAGTGAAAGAAGTAAAACACTACGAACCTGCATTCGGTGAAACTGCAAACGCAGTTTCTAGTTCTACTTCAGTGACTTTTGATACTGCAATAAATAGTAAGATAAGTGTAGGAGACGAGGTGTTTGGAACAAACTTATCAACAAACCCAACTGTTTCCTCTATTGCAGGTGATAGACTTGCAGTAGTTTTAAGTAATGCAGTGACTATAAGTGAAGACACTGTATTGAAATTTGTAGGTTCTGTAGACCCAGGCGATACATTCGTGGTTGCAGAAACCGTGACTTTTTATGATGACGGCGCACCTTCAACATTTAGTGAAGATAAGGTGACCGATGCAAGTTAATTATGACAAAAGATATAGATTCAAAATTAAATGATGTCTTGGATATCTCCTCTGAAATAAAAGAGAAGACTACACAAGTAATCAAAAAACCCCCTCAATCTGATAATATACAGACTGATTACAAATATACTAGAGAGAACTTATACGGTCTTGTTGAAAGAGGACAAGATGCGATTGACGGTATCTTAGACGTTTGTAGGGAGACGGAAAACCCTCGTGCATACGAAGTTGCAGGTCAGTTAATAAAGACCGTAGGCGAGACTGCAGAGAAATTATTAGACGTTCAAACCAAATTAAAGAAGTTAGAAGACGAAAACGGAAGTGTAAAAACACAACACAATCACTTATATGTTGGTTCAACTTCAGAATTGCAAAAGTTTCTAAAGAAATCAAAACAAGATGACTCTAAATAAAAACGAAGGATATCTAGGTAATCCACTCATAAAAAGAGCGGGAATAGATGTTCAATATGATAAGAAACAGTTAGATGAATACATGAAGTGTTCTAATGACCCCTGTCATTTTATTGAAAACTATACGCAAATTATATCATTGGACGAAGGTATGGTTCCTTTTAAACTTCGTGGTTATCAAGATAAACTAATAAAACACTATGACCAATCTCGTTTTAGTGTTGTTCTTGCATCACGTCAGAGTGGTAAATCAATTACATCTTGTGCATACCTATTATGGTTTCTACTATTTCACCCCGAAGTGACTGTTGCTATACTTGCAAACAAAGGTGCAATTGCAAGGGAAATGATTGCACGTCTTGTCACTATGTTAGAAAGTGTACCATTTTTTTTACAGCCTGGTGTTAAGATTCTTAACAAAGGTTCGATTGAGTTTGCAAATGATAGTAAAGTTGTTGCAGCCGCAACTTCTTCAAGTTCAATTCGTGGTATGTCAATCAATTTACTATATCTCGATGAGTTCGCATTCGTAGACGATGCAGAGACATTCTATACTGCAACATATCCCGTGGTCACGTCAGGTAAAGACTCGAAGGTAATCATTACCTCAACTGCAAACGGTGTAGGTAATATGTTTCACAAGATATACGAATCTGCAATACATGAACAATCTGAGTATAAATCATTCACAATCAACTGGTATGATGTGCCAGGCAGAGACGAAGAATGGAAGAAAGAGACCATTGCAAATACCTCAGAAGCACAATTTGAACAAGAGTATGGAAACTCTTTCTTAGGAACGGGTTCTACACTTATTAATAGTAATACACTATTAGGTATGAGAGCAATAGAATCCGATTGGGTCAAAGACGGTATTAGTCTATATAAGAGACCAGTAGATAATCATATTTACATATGTACTGTTGACGTATCACAAGGTAAAGGACTAGACTATTCTACGTTTACAGTTTTTGATGTCACAAATCAACCTTTTGAACAAGTGTTGGTGTATAGAGATAACACTACTTCACCTATGTTGTTGGCAGACATAATTAATAAATATGTAAGACCATATAATGAAGCACTTGTAATAATAGAGAATAATGCAGAAGGTGCTATGGTCGCACAACAGTTGCACTATGATATAGAGTACCCTAATGTCTTTACACAAGGACAAACAAAGGCAGAAGATATTGGTGTGACTATGAACAAACGAATTAAAAGAGTAGGTTGTTCAACATTAAAAGAAATTACGGAAGAAAATAGACTAACGATTGTAGACCGTGCAACCATTACTGAAATGATGACCTTTGTGATAAAAGGGAACTCATATGAAGCAGATAGGGGTTATAATGATGATTTGGTTATGAATTGTGTATTATTTTCATGGTTTATCACTACTGATTATTTTGTCCATCTAACTGATAAGAAAGTAAAAGACTTATTATACTCAGAACAACAGAAGTTGATTGAGGATGATATTCTTCCTGCAGGGGTTTTTGGGTCTCAACAACAAGAAGAACAAGAAACTTTTGTAGATTCTACAGGGGATAGGTGGTTTACAGTTGTTTAAAATATATTCGTTAGAGTTATTAAAGTTATAAATATATCAAGTAAAACTAACTTTTTACATTAACAGGAGTAAAAGTATGGCATTTCAAGTATCACCAGGCGTACAGGTCAAAGAGGTTGACCTTACAAATGTTGTTCCAGCCGTTTCATCGACAACAGGTGCATTCGCTGGTTCATTTCAATGGGGCCCTGTTGATGAAGTAATAACAGTTTCAGATTCAAAAGGATTGAATAGTGTATTCGGTAATCCTGCAAATACAGATGCAGGTTCAGAAGATTATTATACTGCAGAATCTTTCTTAAAATATGGTTCTTCATTGAGAGTGGTCAGATTAAATTCAACAGGATTGTATTCCGCTAATGCACTTGGTTCATCTACAACATTATTAAAAAATAATGAACAGTATATAGAGGACTATAGAGATGGTTCACAAGCTGCAACAGTAGGTGTATGGGTATCAAAATATGGTGGTGAATTAGGTAATTCACTAAGAGTGGAACTTTGTGGTTCTTCAAACGCATATTTCAATGACGTTGTCACTGCAACTAATAGTGTTGACGGTGATTCAAACCCAGTAGACCTTGCAGTAGGAACATCTACAATTCCAGTTGACGATTCTTCAGTATTCCAAGTTGGAGATATCATTAAATTCGCAGGACATAGTCAGGAGTATAAAGTTTTAACTTTACCTGATGGTGCGAACATTACTATAGAAACTATAGGAACACCTACAAAAACAGGTTTAGTACAAGTAGTTGGTGACGGTGTAAATATCGATAGATATTGGAAACACTACGCTTTATTCGATAAAGCGCCAGGGTCATCTGCAAACGCAGTCAAAGTTAATGCATCAAATGACGAAGCACACATAGTCGTTGTTGACGAAGATGGTGCAATCTCAGGTGTGCCAGGTGAAGTGTTAGAAACATATGGTTTCGTTTCACTTGCATCAGACGCTAAAGATGAACAAGGACGTTCAAACTACTACAGAGACGTAATTCAAAGAAGTTCAAACTATGTGTATTGGAGTGGACACTCAACATCTACTCACGCATCTGCAACAGAATCAAGAACACTTGCAACAGTAGCAGGTGGAACTGCATTCGGTTTACCTAACTTACCTTTAGCAACATCATTAACTGGTGGTGCAAACGGAAGAATAGGAACTGCAGGTCAAATTACAGATGCATATAACACACACTTCGGAGATGCAGAAACAATAGACGTTTCATTAATCATCATGGGTTCTGCAAGAACTGATAATGGTAGTGGAACAGAACAAGATATAGTCGCAGACCACAACACAATATTAAACGAGTTAATATTACTTTGTGAAAACAGAAAAGACTGTATGGTTGTTGCATCACCTAGAAAATCATCAATAGTAAACGTTTCATTAGAATCTACTCAAGTTTCTAACATTTTAACAGATTACACATCAGTATCATCATCATCATACGCAGTATTAGACAGTGGTTGGGTATATCAATACGATAGATTTAACGATAAGTATTGTTGGGTGCCAGGAAATGGACACACTGCAGGTATAATGGCGAGGTCAGACTTATTGAGTGATGCATGGTTCTCACCTGCTGGTTTCACAAGAGGTCAGTATTTAGGAATCACTAAACTTGCATTTAACCCTAAGAAGTCTTCAAGAGACGACTTATACCGTGCAAGAATCAACCCAATAGTGACGTTTGCAGGTCAAGGAACAGTATTGTTCGGAGATAAAACTGCATTAACAAGTCCTTCTGCATTCGATAGAGTGAATGTAAGAAGATTATTCATCGTATTAGAGAAAGCAATCGCAACTGCAGCTAAGTCTCAATTATTTGAGTTCAATGATGCATTTACACGTGCTCAATTTAGAAGTGCAGTAGAACCTTTCCTAAGAGATGTGAAGAACAGAAGAGGTTTAGTAGACTTCTCAGTAGTTTGTGACGAAACAAACAACACTGATTCAGTCATAGACAGAAACGAGTTTGTATGTTCAATCTTTGTGAAACCTGCTAAATCAATTAACTTTATCACTCTTAACTTCGTTGCCGCAAGGTCAGGAGTTGAGTTTGAAGAAATTTATAGTGCAGTATAACAGGAGTATATAAATGGCAACAATAGACCAATTTAAAGCACAATTAATCGGTGGTGGCCCACGTGCAAACAGATACAGAGTCTTTATACCTAGAAGTGGTGAAAAGATAGAGTTTCTATGTACTGCTGCTCAGATTCCTGCTGCTAATGTCAACGTTATCTCTGTACCTTTCAGAGGTCAAAATTTAAAACTCGCAGGAGATAGAACTTTTGATGACTGGACTATTACAGTGATAAACGACATAGAGTTTTCTTCTAGAACTGCTTTAGAAGCATGGCAGGAAGATATTGCATCATTGACAACAACAGATGCAGCTCTTAACACTGATTATCTACTATCACGTGCATTTGTAGAACAATTGCATAAAGATGATTCTGTTCTTGCGAGATATGAGTTCTTTAATATATTCCCTAATGTAATAGGAAATATCGCATTATCAAGTGACGAAGCTGCTGCTTTAGAAACATTTGATGTGACTTTCTCATACTCTCACTGGGATAGAGTTAAGTAATTAGTTGTGAATACTACCACAAATTGGTGGTATAAATATTAGTATGGAATTATTTGGGTTTGAAATCACTCGTAAAAAAGACGAGTTAAGAAATTTGGAGGCACCGAATGCAAAGTCATTCGTGCCACCAGTTGATGATGACGGTACTCCCGTTATTCAGCAACAGGCTGGATATATCGCAGGAGGTGCCTATGGTGCCTTTGTTGATATGGAAGGTGGTATCAAAAATGAGGCAGAACTCATTCGTAGATACCGTGAAACATCTTTAGTGCCAGAGTGTGACTCTGCAATTGAAGATATTGTTAATGAGTGTATCACATCTGATGTTTCAGATAAGATTGTGACACTCGACCTCAGAGATGTTAAACTCTCTGATAGTATCAAAAACAAGATACAAGACGAGTTTAATCTAATCTTATCAATGATGAAGTTCAATCAGAACTCTCACGAAATATTCAGAAAATGGTACGTAGATGGAAGGATATACTTCCATAAGGTCGTTGACTCAAAAAGACCTAAATTAGGTATTGTTGATTTAAGAAATATCGACCCATTAAAGATTAAAAAAGTTAGAAACGTAGAGAAAGAAAAAGACCCTAAAACAAAGATAGAAAGAATTAAAAAGGTCGAAGAGTTCTACATGTTCAACGACAGAGGATTTGATAAATCTTCTGCATCGGAAGGAACAACAGTTAAAATTGCACCTGAAGCAGTATCATATACAACTTCAGGTTTACTAGATTACACTAAGAATGTTGTAATCGGATATCTGCATAAAGCATTGAAGACTGCAAATCAGTTATCAATGATGGAAGATGCACTTGTAATCTATAGGATTTCACGTGCTCCTGAAAGAAGGATATTCTACATTGACGTAGGAAACCTTCCAAAAGCAAAAGCAGAACAGTATCTTGCAGACGTTATGAACAAGTATAGAAATAAACTTGTTTACAATGCAGATACAGGTGAAATCAAAGATGATAGAAAACATATGAGTATGTTGGAAGATTTTTGGTTGCCTAGAAGAGAAGGTGGTAGAGGAACAGAGATTACTACCCTGCCTGGTGGACAAAACCTTGCAGATATAGATGATATCGAATACTTCAAGAAGAAGTTATATCAATCTCTTAATGTCCCATCTTCTAGAATGGAAGCAGACAATGGTTTTAACATGGGTCGTGCATCCGAAATTAATAGAGATGAACTTAAGTTTAATAAGTTCACAAACAGACTTCAGAAGAAGTTTGCAAGAGTTTTCATAGACATTCTTAGAACTCAATTAGTTCTTAAAGAAATTGTCTCTGTAGAAGAATTTGATAAAATCAAAGAATTCATGCAGTTTAATTATGCAACCGACAACCACTTTACAGAGTTGAAGGATGCAGAGATACTAAGAGAGAGAATAGATACTCTCGGACAAGTATCAGAGTATGTTGGTAGATATTACTCAAAAGACTGGGTTAGAAAATATGTTCTAATGCAATCTGAAGAAGATATCAAAATAATCGACAAACAAATTGAAGATGAAAAGGGTGACGCTGAAGAAAGTGAAGACGATTTTGGGAGATTTTAATAAATGAGTAGTGAAATAGCAAAACAAATAGTAGACCAAATAGAACAAGGTCAATTGAATGATGCAAAGGATAGTATATCTCAAGGTATCAAACAGAAAGCCGCAGAAGTAGTAGACATGAAAAGAGTCGAAATGCAGGTTGATTGGGTCGATAACGAACCAAACGAACCAACAGGTGAGTAATGAAAAGTTTCTCTTCTGTTTTAAATGAACTAAATGAATCAAGGAAAGATATTCCTACAGGTTCATTTGAAGTAAAAAGAAAGTTCATTGAAATAGGAGAACAAAGATTTAACGTAGTATACACCTTAAAAAATGGTGAGTACAACATCAATATTGATGGTAATAAGTTAAACGAATCCTTTAAGAGTTTAAAGGATGCAGAACAAGAGTTTAATAATATCCGTTATGTAATGAAAGATTTGATTGAAAAGGATACAAATATAGAGGAAATTATCAATGAAATTAATATCAGAGTTTAACGATTACGAAGTTCAACCCGTAATAGTTGAAGAAAACGAGAAGGGTGAAAAAGAATACTTCATCGAAGGTATCTTTATGCAATCTGAAATTAAAAACAGAAACGGTAGAGTGTATCCTAAAGAAGTAATGCAGAAAGAAGTCAACAGATATAGAAAAGAATTTGTTGATAAGAAACGTGCATTCGGAGAGTTAGGACACCCTGAAGGGCCAACTATCAATTTAGACAAAGTTTCGCACTTAATCACGACATTAGAAGAAGATGGAAACAATTACGTGGGACGTGCAAAGATTTTAAGTACACCAAATGGTCAAATTGTGAGAAATTTGATTGATGACGGTGCAAAATTAGGAGTATCATCAAGAGGTCTAGGTTCACTAGAAGAAAAAGGTGGTGCTCAATATGTGAAAGGCGATTTTCAACTTGCAACTGCAGGTGATATCGTTGCAGACCCGTCTGCACCTGAGGCCTTCGTAGAAGGAATCATGGAAGGTGTTGAATGGGTTATGGAGAATGGTATATTAAAGGCAATTCAAGTAGAACAAATGCAGAAAGAATTACGTTCTGCAAGGTCTTCACAACTAGAAGAAACCAAATTAAACCTTTGGAAAAAGTTCGTTGAGAACCTATAATATATAAATAAATTAAGTAGTTCAATTAGAAACTAAACAGGAGAAAAAAATGGCAGAGTTAGAAAATAACCTAGAAACTATCGAGGAGAAGGCTGTAAAGCAACCTCACGATGGTGCTGAAAAAGGTGATTCAAAACCAGTCAAACAAGGTTCATCTGATGCTGAGTCAATAGAGTCAGGAAAAGTTGAAGTCGTTAAACCTGAAGAAAATCCTGTTGACAAAGCTGTTGCATCAGTTAAGTCTGCTGAAAATGTAAAACCTGTTTCAGGTGATGCACAACAAAAAAACGCAGATAAAGCAGAAGCACAACCAAAATTGAAAAAAGTTTCAGAGGATGAAGCTGAGTCTAAGAAAGACGAAGTAAAATCTTCAAAAATGGAATCAATCAAAGCTATCGTCAACAACATGAAGGAAATGACTAAGGAAGAAATCTCATCAGTATTGGGAACAATTTCTGAAAAAGAGGTTGACGAGAGTTTGACAAAAGCAGAAATCGCTAGAAAAGTAGTTGAGTCTTTAAAGTCTATGGACGAAGAAGCAGTTGCTGAAGTTTATGGGAAAATGAAGAAAAAAGATGATAAAGTAGAAGAAGAAGTTGCTGAAACAGAAGTTGAAGTAGACGAAGAAACTACTGCTGAATTAGAATCTTCATTAGTTGAAATCGAAATAGATGACGACCTATCTAAAATTTCAGAATCTTTAGAACTTTCAGAAGAAAATGCTGAAAAAGCAAAAACTATATTTAAAGCTGCTGTGACTTCTAAAGTTGCAGAAATCAAAGAACAACTTGAGTCTCAGTACTCAGAAGAATTAAAAACCTCAGTAGAGAAAGTTAAAGGTGACCTATCGGAAGCAGTTGACAAGTATCTATCATATTGTGCAGAAGAGTGGTCGAAAGAAAACGAACTCGCAATCGAAAGAGGTTTAAGGTCGGAAATGACTGAAAACTTTATCGAAGGGTTAAAAACATTATTCGTAGAACACTACGTTGATGTTCCTGAAGACAAGTATAATGTCATAGACGAACTTGCAAATCGTCTCGATGAGATGGAACAAAAACTTGACGGTGAAGTCACTAAGAATATTGACATCACTGAAGAGTTGGAAACTCTCAAAAGAGGCAACATTGTGAGACAAGCAGGTGAAGACCTAACTGAATCACAGAGAGAAAAACTAGTTTCACTTGCAGAAGGTGTGGATTATAAATCAGAAGAAGACTTCGCTGAGAAGATTTCTGAAGTTAAAAATGCATACTTCCCTGTAGAAGGTGAAAAACTAGTGGAAGATACAGTTGTTGAAGAAGGAACAGGAGTTATCTCTGAGGAATCAGACGAACCAATTCTTGCACCTGAAATCGCAACATATGCTAACGCATTATCAAAACTAAAACCATTAGGTTAATTTAAAGGAAATAAAAAATGTTTTTATCAGAAAACTTACAGGAAAAGTGGAGTCCAATTCTAGAACATTCCGATTTACCAAAAATCGAGGATAACTACAAGAAGGCTGTCACAGCAGTAATCCTAGAAAACCAAGAAAGAGCTCTTAAAGAAGATAGAGCAACTCTTGAAGAAGCTGCACCTTTAAATGCTACTGGAAGTGCGATATCTAACTGGGACCCGATTTTAATCAGTCTCGTTAGACGTGCAATGCCAAATCTCGTTGCTTACGACATTTGTGGTGTTCAACCTATGACTGGCCCAACAGGACTTATATTCGCCATGAAATCAAGATATCATGACGATGTAGACGCTGCTAGGACTGCAGAATCAGAAGCTTTATTTAATGAAGCTAGAACTGGTTATTCTGCAAACCCTCAGACAACTTCTACTTCTGTAGGTTCAGACCATTCAGGTGACCCATTTAACGGTTCATATGCATCTCAAACAGAAACAGGTATGACAACAGCTGAAGCAGAAGCTTTAGGTGATGCAGCTGGTAATCATTTCGCAGAAATGAGTTTCACAATTGAGAAAGCTACCGTGACAGCAGTTTCAAGAGCATTAAAAGCAGAATACACATTAGAACTTGCACAAGACCTTAAAGCAATTCACGGTCTTGACGCTGAGTCAGAACTTGCAAACATTCTATCATCAGAAATCCTTGCTGAAATCAACAGGGAAGTAATCAGAGGTGTTAACAACCAAGCTAAAACAGGTGCAGCTGCAACAGCTTCAGCTGGTACATTTAACTTAGACGTTGACGCTAACGGTAGATGGTCTGTTGAAAAGTTCAAAGGATTGTTATTCCAAATCGAAAGAGAATCAAACACAATCGCTAAAGAAACAAGAAGAGGAAAAGGAAACTTTATCCTTTGTTCTTCAGACGTTGCTTCTGCATTGTCAATGGCTGGTGTATTAGATTACACACCTGCTCTTTCAACAAACTTAAACGTTGATGACACTGGTAATACTTTTGCTGGTTTATTAAACGGAAGAGTTAAGGTATACATCGACCCTTATGCATCATCAGACTATATGACTGTTGGTTATAGAGGTTCTAATCCTTATGACGCTGGTTTATTCTATTGCCCATACGTTCCATTACAAATGGTTCGTGCAGTTGGTGAGAACACTTTCCAACCAAAAATCGGTTTCAAAACTAGATATGGTATGGTAAGTAATCCATTTGTTGGTTCAACACCTGCAAACGGTCTTGCTTCTGCAGGTACTAACCAGTACTTCAGAAAAATGGCAGTTTCTAACATTCTATAAGAATTTAGTAGTTCATTTAAAAGGGGTCTTTTTAGACCCCTTTTTTTATCTTGACTTTAATCGTTCAATGTCTAGGGAATACCCTATTCTTTACACCGTGTCCTTTACATGAGGCCTTACCCCAATTTTATTAAGGTCGATAGGTAGCGACCATACGGAAGTT